GCGCCCGTCGTCAGACCAAGCACCTTACTGGCGTGAGCAATTACGGTGTTATCCGCATACTGCGCACGGACAAGCGCATCAAGAATGATGACACGGTGACCACCGATAGGCACATCGCTGGTGGTCTCGTAAAGGTCGCGCTGCTCGATGGCGCGGACACGGTGTTCAATGCTTGCCGGGTCGGTGGAGCCATCGACACCCACCTTGATTTGCAGCGCCTCGACGGCATCGTTGAGGTTTGCATGCTGTGCGGCGTGTCCGGTGAGGCTGTCACTGGCGGTCGGGTTGGCAAGCGTGTCTAGGGCGGTGGGGAAGTTGGTGCTCATTTGTTGGCGCTCAGGTGGGCGATGGTCGCGTCCTTGTTCTGGCTGCTACGGCTGGTGCCGAGGAAGAACGAGAAGATTGACGCAACCGCAGTCCCAAGTAGGAAACCAAGGATGGTGGATACCGTCGAGGCGTTCTTGTCGGGGATGTCCATCAAGGTCACTACACCCATGAAGGCCATCGCAAACAGGCTCCACGCAATCGAGAAGTAATAGACGAAGCGTTTGCTGAATACGTCGTCCTGTTGCAGCGCAGCAACCTGCATCTTGCGTGCGCTGTCAGTGTCGGCCAGCTCAGCCTTGTACACGTCGGCATCGATGCGCCGCATTTCGATTTCGGCCTTGTTGCGCTCATCGTCTGAAGTCAAGAGTTGATCAGCGGCATTGCCCACTGACTCGATGACTTTACCGATAGCGCCAACGGCAATGTCTGTAAGTGGGTTCATTTGACTAACTCCAGTGAGCGTTTAATCCACCCCGGCCAAAAACGTCTTTGTGTCTTGTCTTTCATTCCAATCGCGTGATACCTTTTGGTATTGACGACCGAATAGGCGAGCAGCAGGGCTTCTTCCGGCGTGACGATATGGGTCTCGGTGGCTTTGTTGATGGCGGCTAAGGTCTTAGCCCCCACCTTGCCGTCAGCAATGACGCCAAGCGCGGTTTGCAGCAGCTTGACGCCGTTGGTGCCCATATTGACGAATTGGCCGAATAGGGCGTTGGCAATGTTCTGGCTGGTAATTTGGTCAGCGTGGATTGGCTCCCAGTAGTTTTCTCGGTAGAAACCACGGACTAAATCCATGGTTGGCGTTTCGCCGTGGTCGACATAACGCCAGCCAAGCCAGCCGGGGTGAAACTTGCGGGAAATTCCGGCGAAGGTTTGTTTGCCGCGATCATGCGGGTCATTGGTGAGTACTACGCCTTCTTTTTGCATCAGAAGGCTGAAAGCGGGTTCAAAGTTAGCCATCACACCACCTCGGCTAATACCGGCTCGCCTGCATCGGCGTGGGTTTCGATGGCGTCGACAAGAACGCGGACAAGATGGCCGTCTGGAATGAGACCAACGCGCGAGTGTACGTGACCCAAAATAATCTGGACTCCAGCATCAGAGCCAATCCATCCGACACCATCGACGTAGGGCAAGAGCTTGCCGAACGCGTGCGCATAGCGCGCTTCTGCTGCATAACTTCCGGGCCGTAGATGGTTTCCATTTTGTTCCTCGTATTTGCAAAACTTGACGTTATCGACGTAGAGCTTGCCGTGTTGAAACTTAAGCATCATCGTCGGGCACGTCCCACGATTGCAGGGTTAGGTAAGCAGCGGCGGCGATGAAAATCGCCAGGCCGACCCCAATAAACACGTACTCAACCGCCATGCTTCTGCCCCTTCGCGTTGAAGACTTCAAGCACATTGACGCGCTCTTGCAGTTCGATAATCTTTTGGTCACGCAAGCGCAGGTCGGAAAAGAGCACATTGAGCTGCGTATCGCGTGCAATGATGATGTCGTCCTTCTGATCCAGCTTGGTTTGCAGCTTTTTAACCAGTGCCTCGCAGCTTTCAAGGGCGGAGACGCGGGCGCGTAGTTCGGCGTTTTCTTTGACCAGGCCGTTGTATTCGTCGTGGATTTTGTCGAGGCGTAGCGTTAGCGCGGTGACTTGCTCGTAGAGGTGGGCGTAGAGGCCGGATTGAATGTCACCATTCTTGCCTTCAACTTCGTTCACCTTGCCGTTCTTCTTCCAGTCGCGCAAAAACAGCATGGCCGGGGCGGATAGCGCCAAGAGGATGGCGACCAGCACGAGGATCATTTGCACCGAGGGGGACAGGCCGGTGTCAGCCGCTACTTTGACAATGTCAGTCGGGTTCAATGTTTGGCCTCATAGTCTTTGTCTGCCCAGACGCGGATTAGCCACCAAAGCGAACCAACGGCCATCGCCGCATCTGCGCCCATGGCTGCCGGGGGTTGGTAGGTGGCCCAGCCGTTGAAGTGGGCGGCATAACAGGAAATGGTGGCAACGAGCCAAAGCACCGCACCGTTGAAAGCGTCAATCAGCGCAGCAGACGGTGGCACGCGGACGAAGATGGACAGCAGAAGGAAAGCGCCATGGACGGTGAAGGCCAGCGCCCATAGCCACTCCGGGGCGATCTGCGCCATGATGGCGTAGGTGGTGCGCCCGGTATGTGCGGCGATCTGCGCATCCGTGGGGAAGAGTTCCCCCGGCCAAAGCAGGAAGATGCCCCAGAGCAGCGCACCAAAGCCCAGCATCCATCTGCCGGCCACCATGTCGCTGTTTAAAAGGCGGTTGAAATGGCGTCTCATGAGTACGCTAACCCCGTTCTATCGGCCCACACTTTGTCAAAATTGGCATTGCCGCTTGCCCATTGCTCGGTCACGTCGCCATCGGTGCCAAATTCAATGCGCTTGATGCGCCAGACGGCGGCGGACTCGGCAGCGCCGGGGGCGGCTTCGCCTCGGTAAATGATCGTTTCGCCCACGAAATCTGAGCGGCGGCTAAGTTCTGCGCCCATGTCTATGGCTCCGGCGATGGTTTGTAGGAAGGCTTCCCACGGTAAATTGACCCATTGGCCGGCTTGCACGATGGCGATGCCGGTGGGCGCGAGGTTGGGATTGCCGGGGATGAGGTCGGCCATGCCGCCACCGCTTGACGATCCGCCACCGCGCACGATGATGCCGCCGTTGCTGCCTTTTTCACCCTTCAGGTCGACCGCTTTGCCCCATTTGCCATCCGGCTTTTTGAAGCGTAGCGCGGTGCCTTGCCATTCGTGCGCTGGGGCGGGGCCGGTGTCGCCCTTTTCGCCTGGCTCGCCTTTTTCGCCGGGGTCACCTTTTTCGCCTTGGATTCCCGGTTGACCGTGGGGGCCGGTTTCCCCACGCGGGCCGGGTTCGCCTTCGGGGCCGCGTGGCCCTTGCCTGCCTTTTTCACCCGGTTCGCCTTGAATGCCTTGCGCGCCGGTTTCGCCGCGTTCGCCTTGCAGGCCTTGTTCGCCGCGCTCGCCTTGAATGCCCATGTCGCCATTGATCCCGGCTGGCCCGACCGGGCCGGGGGTTTTGGCGACGACTTGCACGGCCTTTTCTGCCTTGACCAGGCGGCTGGCCATCAGCGCCTGAAATGCGAGCATGGCGCTACTCACGATCGTCTTCCAGCATTTGCAGGATGCGCGCTTGCAGTTGCTTTTCCTGTTCGCGTTGTTGCGCTTCCGGGTCTTGCTCTGGGGCAACGATGGCCGGGGTGAGACCGAGGGCGTCTGCGCGGGCTTGGTCTTCTGCCCGTTCCTGGTCGATCTCTGCCGGGTCGTCGCCACGCTCGGTAATGATGCGGCTGCGGCTGTTGAAGCCGGCGTCCACTTCCATTTGTTTGGCTTGCACGTCCTGCGTCGGGTGGATGTAGGCCCAGCCTTGGGGCACCCAGTTAACGCGCTTGGCTTCTGCGCATTCTTCGCCGCTCAGGGTGCCGTCAAACAGGGCGGCATCTGCCCAGGCGGCGCGGACTTTGCGGCAGATTTGCGGGATGAGGATGCGCCATTGAATGCTTGAGCAATCGCGGCGGTGTTCGCTGAAGATGATGCGCAAGGCGCGGTCGGAGACATCGCGCAAATCGCCGGTCAGCAGCTCGTAGGGCAAACCTACGCCAGCGGCAATGCCTTGGTATTGGACGCGGGTGAAGTCGCCATAGCCGGCGCCGGCATCGGGCGGCTCGCTGAATTTGACGCTTTCACCGGGCAGCAGCTCCTGCATGGTGCCCGGTTCCATCGCGGCCATGGGCACGCCGTCGTGGTCGGCATTGATGGCTAGGCCGGTGAGCGGGTCAATGGTGGCATCGCCGGTGCTGGGGGCTTTTTCGAGAAAGCCGGTGAATAGGTTGGCGATTTTTTGGCGCTCAAGCACCGCGTCGTCAAAATCGCCGACGTTGCGCAGCTTGGCGAGGATGGGGGCTAGTTTTGAGATGCCGCGTAGCTGGCCGGGGCGGTCGGGCTCGTAAATGTGGAGGATGAATTGCGCCTCGACACGGCTCAGGGTGCCGGTGTCGCCACGGCCATCGCCGGGGTGGTTGCGGTACATCCAATAGGCCACGCGCTGGCCATAGGCGTTGAATTCAATGCCCTGGCAGATTTCGTTACCGTTGGGGGCTGTGCCATCGGTGGGCGGGACGAGATCGGCTTCTAGCACTTGCAACTGCAAGGGCACGGGCAGGCCGTCGCCTGAGTAACGCGGGCGCAGGCGGATGAAGACTTCGCCGGATTCGATCCAGTTGCGGGTGGCTTGGTATTGGATCCCGTAAAAATCCAGCGCGCCGTCAGCATCGCAGACTTCGGACCAGTCGTCCCAGAGTTCGACCAGGCGGGTTTTTAGGGCTTCGTCTTTGGTTTTGGGCCGCGCCATGATGCCGGTTCCTATGAGGCTGGCTGCCCAGCGGTTGACGATGGCGCGTGCTGCCCAGTCGTTGCGGCTGGCATCGCGGGCACGGTGGCGGATGGCTGGGGCGCCGGTGATGGCGCGATTGGGGCCGGACGATGAGGGCATCCAGCCGCGCATGCGGCGACCGGTGCCGGCGGCGTCGTGACTGGGGGCCGGTGCCAGGGCGACGGCGTTCAAGGCGCTGGATTTGGCCGCAACTTTGGCCGCTTTGGCGGCTTTTTTGCTGTGCTTGCTCATTTAGTAGCCCCGGCCAGCGTGATAGAGGCGGGTTTGCTTGGGGCGCGGCTTGCCGCTGGCGATGGCATCCTCGGCGGCTTTTTGCGCAACGAGCGCATCACGGGCGCGGATGAGCTCGGCTTTGGAGTAAAGCTCGACGGTCTTGTCGCCTTTGCGCACCACGCGCTCGCCAGCGGCGATGGCGTCGGTCAGGGCGTCAATGTCGGTTTGTTGGATGGTCATCCCGTAAGCCTTCGTGTTGGGTTATGGGGGATAGTGCCTTTGGGGGGCTATTTTGGCCTGTGAGCGGATTTCAGCGGGTCACACCTTGAAGCATAAACAAAATTGTTTATGTTTTGCTTGATTTATAAACATTAATGTTTATAATGGTGACATGTTCAACAGATACAGGAGGTGCGGTGAAGCAGAGCGAGTTTGTCAGGTGGCTTTCCAAACAGGGAGCAACCTTCAAGGATGGCAGCAGGCACTTGAAGGTTTATCTGGACGGAAAGCAAAGCCACCTGCCACGGCACCCTTCAGCAGAACTTAAAACGGGGCTGGTTGAAGGGGTAAAGAAACAGCTAGGCATCAAATAACAGGACGCCCCGCAAGGGGCTGACTGCACCGCACCCAACTTAGGAGATTTTTATGTTTTATCCAGCCCATTTTGAACCTGCCAGCGAAGGCGGATTTGTTGTTACCTTCCGGGATATTCCGGAGGCGATCACCCAGGGTGATACCGAGGCCGAGGCCTTGGCGATGGCCGAGGATGTTCTGGTTTCAGCGATGGATTTTTATTTCGAAGACCACCGTGCGGTACCGGCGCCCTCCCCGGCGCTGGGTGGCGAACGCCCGGTGGCGTTGCCGAGCAGCATCTGGGCAAAGGTGCTGTTGCTCAATTCGCTGATTGAAGCCGGCATCTCCAATGTCGAACTGGCCCGGCGCATGGGTACGCGGCCGCAGGAGGTGAATCGCATTGTCGACCTCGGCCATGCGACCAAGATCGACACCATTGCCAAGGCGCTGGCGGCACTGGGCAAACGGTTGGAGATTGGGCTGGCGGCTTAAAGCAGCATGCCTTCAATCACCTTACGCGCCACCGCCTTGATGGTGTCGAAGCTGAGGTCTACCCCGCGCTCGCGGGCGGTGCGCTTGATGGCGTTCCAGACCGTGTCGCGCCGGATGGTGTCGAGGAATTCATGCCCTGCCCAAGTCAGGCTGGCGGCGCAGCATGTCAGGCCTTGGGCATCGTGCCGACATTCGGCCAGAATCAGCCCGGCTTCTTTGAGCAGCAGCAGGTGGTAACTGACCAGCTCAGGCGCATGCGCCGGGATACGCTCCGGGTGCATGGCGCTGAAATCTTCTTTGCTTTCTAAGGCGACGAGAATATCGCGGATGATGTCCCAGTTGCGTTTCATGTCAAAACCCCTCAAACCCAAGCTGCCCGACCACCTGTTCATCCGTCGCCAGCTTGGTCTCCCCGCGTAGCACCAGGGGCAAAATCCCCAGCAATTCCGCCGAGCGGCGGTCGTTCTTTGCCTGGTTGTAAGTCACGCCGGTCATCAGCGCGATGCTGTGCAGCGATTTTCCGGCGGCGAGCAGTTGGGCGCAGCTGCGGATGCGTTGGTAACGGGCGAAGTCTGCCAGGGCGGGGATGGTGATGGTTTCGCCGCCCCATTCGGCGACCATGGCCGCAAAGGCGGTGGGGCCGAGCAGGGTTTCGAGCAGATGGCCGGGGCTGGCCTTTTCGGGGACGTAGAGTTGCGTGCGGCCGCGCGTGCCGCACAGCAGCAGGGTGTTGGTTAGACCGATGGCCGCGCCTAAGTCCTCGGCGAATCCATTGGGTTTGCGCTGGTATTTTTTGGTCATGGTTAGCCGAGGTAGGTTGATCGGGAGACGCGGGCGCGGGGTTTGGCTTTAACGGCGGCTTCTTGCTCCATGGCGGCGGCTAAGGCTGGCTGTTCGATTGCGGTCGCATTAATCGTGATCCGCGCCTCTGCTGCTGCCCATTCGGCGCGGGTGAAGCGGTGCAGGTGCAGCTCCGGGTGGTGGGCTGCGGCATAGGCGTACACCCAGCAATCGAGCGGCTCATTCCTTGCCCCGCGCTTTTTGATAAAGCGGTTGGTTTTGGGGTCGTAGGTTTCTGAGACCAAGCCGGGGAAGAAGCCGTCAATGTCTTTGAGCTGGTCGGAGAAGTGCACTAGCCGGTCTTCGCGTTCCAGATCCGCATCGGCACCCATGCGGCGGAATAGCCAGTGCTTTGCGGCCACGGTGCCGACTTGGTAGGTGTGGATGCCGCGCTTTTCGGTTTTGCCTTGGGTGTTGATGTCTTCCCACTTCGGGCGGCCTAAGACAGGGGCGTTGTTGGCTTTGGCGCCGAAGATGCACATCGGGCGGTT